ACCTTGGTCGTGTCCTTTTTGCCACCGTAGACGCCGCGCTGATCGCCCGAGGTACGGTCGATCAGAATGTTGGTGCCGTCTTCCGCCTTGACGATCTCGGAGTTCGGCTTCTCGCGCTCGGCGATCACCTCCTCCAATTTGCCCTGTTCGTAGAGCATCTTCGCCGTTTCGAGGTCCAGACCATACTTGCGAGCGATCATCGGCAAGGAAGCCAGCATCGCTGCTCGCTGCTGCCGAGCGATCGACGCTTTTTGCAACTCCATGGCGGTCGATGCCATCGCGCCGGGGTCGGGAACACCAATGTTGGAGCCGTTGCCCCCGGTAAACGAGTTGAGCGTTGCCTCGCGGTTGCCATCCTGCGAAATCGACGAACCAATGAGGCCGAAGCCCCGGTCGATGCTTTGCGTTTTGCTGGCGTATTGAGCCAGGTCTTTGTACAGCGCTGCGAAGTCCGGAGGGCTTTCAAACCCCGTGGGACCAGCCGGTGCGCCACCGGGGGCAGCGGGTGCAGGGGCACCAGTACCGCCCGCACCCGCGCCGCCCCCCGCGTACGGTGCGCCGCCAGCCCCGCCGCCAGCAGCGGGCGCACCCGTAGCCCCGCCGCCCACTATGGCGGCGATAAGCTTCTCACGTGGGTCTTCCTTGCCCATCAGGTCAAGAAGTCGTGCCCCTACGCTCATGCGAACCTCCCAATGGTCGTACCCCGATTTTTGCGGGTAGAAAGAAGTGTTGACATCAACTGCTGCGCCGCCATGGTGCGTTGCGCATCAGCCGCTTCGATTGCGGGCAGGCTCGACTGTATCGGAGCCGCGTGTTCCTGCGCCTGAGCGGTGCTGCCCTTGCCCATAGCGCCCGACAACAGGTTCAGACCTTTAGACGCCGGGTTAGCAGTGGCCCCCTCGCCGAACAGCCCCTTGAGCTTCTCGGCATTATCACCCCAGATTGCTTGTCCGATTTTATCCCCCATCGAAAGGGACGGCTCGGTTGCCTCGGCCACGTTGTACGTCTTAACGTCGCCCCGGTTTTCAAGAGGCGGAACACTAGCGGTCATCGGCTGGTCGCCCATCTGTCGCTCAGCCCCGGCCAGCGAGGTGCCGGGAACACGACGTGGACCGCCGATGCCGTCAAAGCGGTCGACGCCGACCTTAGCCGCACCGTACCAAGCGCCCCAGCCTTTGTTGGCTGCGTTGTCGAGGGCGAAGTCGATGCCCTTCTGCCACGCGTTGGGGTCGGAAGGGTGCATGCCGTACTTGGCGACGAAGTCGTTGCCCATGCCAGCCGGGAACCCTGTATCGCCACCGCCGACGAGCAGCTGGAAGGGACCGTAGGACGGTTCGCGAACACCACCCTTCGTGACGAGGCTCTGCCGGGTGGGGTCTTTGAGGCCCCCTTCGGACTTGGCAACACGCACGGCGATGTCCGGATCGATGCCTCGGGCGGCAGCGGCTTGGCGGATGTAAGCTTCGATGTCCATTTACGCCCCCTTTGCCATTGCCATGATAGGCGCGAAGTCGATGATACGCTTGCCACCGACCTTGCTGACCAGATGCGGCATCTTCTTCTCGACGTCGGATGCCATCGGGCCGACAACCTTCGGGTAGCTCTTCGGGTCGCCCTTGTAGCGGTATGCCCACAAGTCGAGGTCTGTGTTCGGGAGCTTGCCGAGCTTTTTCTTGTCGGTTTTTTCGTCGTCTTCGGAGAGGCCGAGCAGAAGCGAGAAGATACCCATGCCCAACTGACCAAAGTCGGTGCCGCTGGAACCCCCGGTGGTCTGCTTGTCGGTCTGTTCCGACTTGCCGTAAGGGGACATTCCGAGCGCCGAAAGGCGCAGGTTGAGGTTTTCGAGGTCGTAGTCACGCGGCTCGTTGAATTTCTGGATCGCCGCGTTGATCTCTTCCTGCCCCTGACCCTTCTCCATCATGCCGGTCTGCATAAGGGCTGCCAGTTCTTTGGTCCGTGCGTCGATGGTGCCCTGCGCCATCGCGCCCTGATTGTTGATATCCGTCGAAGCGGAGGCCAGCGCGGTCTTGTAGCCGTCGGAGCGCAGCTGCGAAGCGATGAGGCCCATATCCTTGAGCGATTCCGCATTGGTCACACCGTCGATGATGCCGTGACGCGAGCCGCCGAATGCCTTGGCCTTCGCCGCCGCGTCGCTGTTGCCCATGAGAGCCTGACGACGCTTGTCATCAACGGCCGACAGGCTCTTGTCGATGACCTCGGTCGTGTAAGGGTTCATGTACTTCGACATGTCGGTATTGCCGATGCTGATCGTGCCGTCAGCGATCTTCGACATGATGCCGGTCATGTCCCCGGAAGCAATCTTGTCTCGGACGCCGTTGATACCGGCCTGAGTAGCGTCGCTCATGGAGGCAACACGATCGCCGCCATATTGCATGAACGGCTTCGAACCGAGCTTCTCGGCGAGCGCGTAGTTATCCTGCGACGCCTTGTCGACCCACGCGGGTAGTTCGACCTTCGTCGTCTGTGTCGTATGGGACGGCTGTTTCGAGACCATTTCACACCTTAATGAAGTTAGCGCTGATGGGCTTCCACCCGTCAAAATGTTTAGTAAGCCACCCTAGTCGGCCCGTCGCCATCAACATATCCGCTTGGATTTCTCGGCGGTATTCCTCGATGCGAGGTTCCATTTCACGAAGCTTGTCGGCATCACCAATTACAAAGACCACTTCCAACACCTTTTTGCGGGGGAAGTTATTTACTTGAGTGACTACCCAAGTGTCTTGGTTGGCGAAGCTCTGCATCCGGCCCTCGTGGATGAGGTCTAGGATGTCCTCGACGGTGTAGAAACCTCCTTGAAGCTCTAGCACCCTCGCCATTTCTTTGTGGAAATTACGGGGGCGTTTCGTACTCAAGGGTAGTCTCCAAGGTTCCAGTGTCGGTCACCCGCACAGTATACACTGACCGGTTCGGTGACACAAGTAGTACGGAATCCACTGCGGTGTTCGCGGGAGGGCGTTTAGCCAACTCCCGACGAAGATAGTCCACAAGGGTTCCGAGGTATCTGACGATCTCGGGGTAGCCCGAAAACTTAGGTGACGGGATCAAAGCCTGCCCCTCCTTACAACTTCTACGATGTTATTTCCGACGGTCCAAGCCGCCACCCTGTTGGCGACCTGCTTCACCGTCATTTGGAAATCGCGGCCCGTATCCATGAACCCCACGATGCCCTCCGTAACGGGTTTGTCCCCGGAGTTCATCGGGATAGTGCTACCAGCACGGAACACCGCGTAGTCCAACTTGAAACGCACATCAGAGACGTCGCCGTCGTAGTCCGGGAGCACCCGACCGACAGTCATCATCATGCCACCATTTAGGAGGTTCATGTTGTGGGTCTTGGCCCATGGCAACTCTTCCCCGATTTGCAAGGCGTAGGCGTTGCCGAATTCGTGGCGGTAAACATTGACCCCATCGGACAGGATCGGATAACCCGTGAAAGTAGATTTCGCCCCACACGAGCGACGCATTTTCCCCGTTCCCCACCAGCCTTCTTTGAAGTTGTAAACAACGTAGTGGGTGTTGGTGGCGCTGCCCTTTTGGGGGAAGAAGAAGTACACCTCCGAATATTCCGGCATAACAGCGAAAGCAGCAGTGAACCGGGCGTTGTCTTCGTCGATCAGGGTGTTAACCCAACTCCACACCGGGCAAACGATGGGGGCCACGCTACCCGAGGAATGGCGCCAGAAGCCATCACGCGATGCCCAAATGCACCCATCGGGGGTGTCGGACAGGGCATCAGAAGCGATAGGAGCGCCTTCGGCACCAAGCACGTCCATCGAGAAGATGAAGGGGAGGCCGATGTAATTGACGATATGCCCTACGTTGTCCTCGGTGAAGAGCACGACGTCCGAGCCGGAGCGAGCCGCGCAGATGACGCTGGACGCGGGCTGAATGTTGTTCTTGCCCGCCTTGGAAGTGAGGCTGGCAAAGTCCCAGTTTTCGATGTTTTCTTCGTCGCACCACCCCCAATCAGAAGGATTACCACCCATACCGAAAAGGATCACGTGACGATACGGCGAAACGACGAAAGTGCGGTTCGCCAACGGGGCGTTCTCAACAACTTCGCACTTGTTCGTGAGGCTGGTGGGGTCCCACTGGAGCAGCCTCCCATCGACGCTGGACATGACCAGAAGGTTCTGGCCCCAGTTGTCGATGGTGAAAACGTCTGGAACAACAAAACGCGACGGCTTGTCGGGGCGAGGCGTACCGTATGAGCCGAAGCCGAACGGGGAATCACCATAGCCGCCCGCTGTAAAGCTGGCGTCGGGCGCAACGAGGGGGTCCACCGGGGAAACATCGTAGATGGTGCCACCTGCGTCAACGTAGACGTGCCCTTCGCAGAGGTAGCCGATCAGCTTCGTGCCATTGTTGGTGGTCCAACGGTGGATGGCACGGATTTTCGAGGCAAACGCAGGGTAGTTGACCTTGCTCCACCCACCGATCGGTGCCAACTTACCATCGATCCAACGCACAAGGTTGGTTTCCGCCCAGTTAGCGGACCGGCTACGCTTCGTGGGGGTAGCTACAACCCCTGCGGGGATTTCGATGGTAAGCGGCTCGATCATTTCTTGGCCTTACGACGTTTGAACGCGATGTAGAAGGGGCCGAAAACCGCCACTCCAGCGGCCATTGCGAAGCCCATCAGCGGGTATCCACCGTTTGCGACGCATTTGCCGAGTTCCATGGCGGTATCGAAGTTTTGGGGCGACACGTCGTGGATTTGACAGCAATTTATCCACTCGTTGCCGCTGCCCCCAAGCCACGTCGGAATGCCGTCGGGCCAGAGGCTGCATTCCATGTCGGGAACGTCAGGATTCACAGCTGGTTGGCCTCCACCCACAAATCTTCGACGTCGGCTTCGGACATGTTGAAGCCAGCGGCAAAAGCCAGAGTGATCGGATGGCTCCGGTTAAACTGCGTCGCCCCAGACAACAACATGCGGGCGTTGAACTCCTCGTCGTCATCCAGACCGGTGAGGATTGCTTCCATAGCCGCCGGAATGGTGCCAACGGACACAGCAGCCAATGCCTCAGAGCGGGTTATCATGTTCCTGTTGGCCAGCGCCTGAAAGAACTGGCGGTCGGAGATAGTGTCAGGCTTGGACACCTCAGGCTCTGGTTCCTCTTCGGGCTCAGCGATGTCCTCGTAGACCCAAGCCTCACCGTCGAACTTACGCCACTTACCTTCAACGGGGGCAGGAGGTTCGACCCATGTGGCATGTCCGGGAAGAACATATACGCCCTCTTCCAGTGGGTCAAGGTCTGCTTCAAAGGAGCCGTTGTACTCCTGAGTTTCCAGTGTATAACTGTGGTAAAACATGTCGACTCCTTAAAACGCGCGAATGAGCTTGAATTTGGCGATGCTCTTCACGCGGGTTTCAGCTGCGGTTCGAGGGGTTCCGTTGACACCATCGGTGGTGGGGTTACCGGTGCTGGTGCCACTCGCGCTGAACGTGCTACCGCTCATACCCGCGCCGCCTCCAGACTGCGGCCAATACGGAGGGCTGATTACGTGGCGGTGACCCTGCATCGCATCAGCTTGGTACGAACCCAATGCGCGGCCCGTGTCCAAACCACGGCCATCGTCGACAGTTCGAGTAACAGTACCTCGGCTGTCAGGAACGTTGAAGGTGGTAGAACCATCACCCGCACCAAAAGTGGTCCCGATCTCTGCGAAAAGCGTGGCGTAAGTGGTTCGGGAGTAGGCCGCACCATTTTCTTTGACAAAGCCCGAGGGGATGTTATTGCTGTTCCACTCAATACTCTGACCGATCCGGGTTCCGGCAGCGACGGCAGCTGCAACAAGGGCATCCACTTCGGTCTTGGTATACGTCGTAGCTTGAGGTGCCTTGGCGTCCAGCAAAGTGTTGGTTTCGGCCTTGGTGTACGTCGTAGCTTTGTCAGCCTTGTCGGTCTGCAAAGCCGTGACGTCGTCTTCCAGACCACCAGCAACCCCTTGCAGATCGCCGATTGCAGTGTCGATGATATCGAGGTCATCGTTGATCTTCACACCCCAAGTGTCGTTAGACGCACCCGGCTCCGGCTTGATCATGTCAAGATTTGTGGTTACTGTATCGGCCATGTTACCCCCAAGGAGTTGGCGTGGGCTGGACAACCCATACACTGGTTAAGTTAGAAGTGGGAGCCCAAGACCCGTCGGCGGGCTGTGCAACCCACGCAGTCGGGAAAGTAGACTCTGGGTCCCAAGACCCATCAGCGGTTTTCGGCTCCCAGAATTTTGATTCATACGGGTCGAACTGATTATCAAACGTAATGTCCGATACGATGGCACCGCCTGAGTAGACGTTAGCCACGTACTCGGACTGGAAGCGTATGTCGAATTCCATTTCGACGGTGTGGTTGATACGAAGCCTGCCCTCAGCAACGGTTTCGAACTTAATGTCCGAAGTTGCCATCGCAGCGAAATCAAGGGCGGTAGCCCTGTCGAGTACCGTGTCAACCTTAATGTTGCTTACGTATCGCCCCCCGTGCGATACGGAGCCAAGAAAATCACCGTCGAACGCCATGTCGCTTATGGCGGACGAAGCCCAACGTACCGAAGCAAGCGGTACGGCGTCAAACACGATATCGCTAATAACTTCGGCTGCAACATTCTCAGCGGCCGAGTAAGCGTTGACCCCGTATTTGTAGACCCCATACCTCCTCGACATTACGGCACCGATGCGCGAATCTTGAGTTTAGTGGCGAGGAAGCGGAACGAGTCGTCGATGCCAACGTCTTTCTCAGTGACGAGGGCTTGTTCATCAAGAAGCGTTCCACCAGCGATGGCGGACCATATGCCAACATGAGTGACGAGGCCCCAATCCGCTGTTGCGGTGGGGAACTGAATGAGAGCGTTGTTGGAAGCCACGGCTGGCTTGGTCCCGGCGATGGTGTAGGCACCAAGAGCCTGTCGGGCGTAAGCGCCACCGGCTACCTCGTTACCCCCAGCCGATGGAACGCCAGTGTGCAACCCGACGTAGACAGCGGGGGTCAGAAGACCGTTAAGAGCGCGGTTTTCGCCGGCTTCGGTAAGCGACATCAGATTTTCCTCCGGACGAGTTGGGTTCGCAGCACAGAGCCGCTAGTCTTGGATTTTTCGTAGGTGTCGTTGGCCATCTGAACGAGGCCCGACGCGATCCCCTCAATCGAGGTAGCGCGCTCGTACTCCTGCGAAAACAGGGCGGCAGCAGCGTTGCAAGACTGGAGGAAGATGTGATAGTACTTGGAGTGGAGCCAAGTCGACGCCCCGGTGAAAGTCGGGACGAACTGGAAATACCACATAGTGATTTCTGCCCCTTCGATTTCGTCGATGGGGGCCGCAAAGAGGATTTCACCGCCAATGATGGTGTACCAATGTTCCGGCCGGTGGTCCTTTTCAAAATATTCGGTGGGGCTGCGAAAGAGGAGGGGCTTCCCCTTGGGGCCGACGATAAGCTCGGCGTGAACGAAGTCGAGGGGCAGCGCAACCCGCCCCTCGGTAATCGTGGCAACAGATCGGACCACCATTTCCTTGACCCGAAGGGTCTGGCTGAGCGTGGTTTCAGCCATACGAACAAACGACGTGGTAAGGGCGTCGTCGAAGTCGGGACGACCTACCCACTTTTTGACATTCGAGAGGAAATCGGTGAAGTCAGACATCAAACCCTACCTTCCCAGACGCGAAACACTTTGTTGTCTGGATCATTGAGCCACTTGTTCCAATCGCTGTCGTCCCATTGCTCGTGAACTGAGCGCTCGTAGACGGTCATTGGAATCCCTCTGGCCACCAGTTTATTGGTGGAGTTTTGAGGGTGAAGTTCGCGCATGATCTTGTTGGTTTCGATCACGCCGTCCATCACAACTTCGGTCTTAGTGACCAGTCGATCCGGATGCTCGTCGTCGACGATGAAAGTCCTACGGACCCCATCGCTGTTTCGGTAGACGAATTGACTTTCCATGTTAGTATACCACGCGGCAGGGGCGCTGTCAATTTACCAGTGGAACACCGGAAGTAGGCAGCACGAGATTGATCTTACGTCCTGAGGGGTTCGTCTCCAGCTTGGAGGACAACACCTCGATTTTTACGCCCAACGCGCTCACATCTTTGCGGAGCGCGTCAAGGCTGGTTGCCAGGGCTTCCGATATCCTATCGGTCCTCCTGCCTTGTTCCGTTAGTCCGGCCTCCAATTGTCCCACTCGGTAGGGCACGTTCTCGACAAACTGCCGAGTACTTCTCAATTCGGACTGAACGTCACCGATAAGGCGGGTGATATCCACCAGCTTAGATCGGTTGGAATCAGCCTCTATTTTTGCCTGTTGTTCCGACGCAGAAAGGCGCTTGTCAAAGTCCCCAATATACTGGAAAACGCCCCATGCGGCCCCGACAACTGCCAGGATTGTCGGAACATTAACCTGAGTCCAATTGATGGCCATCGGGTCTCGTTCCCTATTCACTGCGTTGACCTTACTCCGACGGGGTATTCTTCGGAGCGATGTACGTCAGAAGGGCCGGGAGGCCGATCGTGAGCGCGTAGAGGGCGAGATACCCATACCAAGGGGTATCGTCGGGCATGAACGGAAGACCGATCGTGCCAGTTGCAGCACCACCAGCGGCGGCAGCGATAGCTTTTGAAAACGAACCCATTACTTCAAACCTTTCAATTTTTCCGAGACTTCTCGGCGGAGTTTTGCGCCGGTTGCAGCCGCACCGACAACGGAAGGATCGAAAGCGAGGCGGGCCCAATCCCATTTGCCCCTCTGACGGATTCCCAAGTTGTTTTGCACTTCGGCGTGGGACAGTACGGTTTTCGGTGTCACGGCGATTTTGTAGTGGAAGCAAAGCTCGGCCACCACGCTCGTGTACACGTCCCATTGCGCAGCTGTCATGGGGAATTGCCCGGCATCGAAAGGAATCTCGGTAGCTCCGGCCATACAACAGATCGATACGCCTATCGATTGACTGTTGGTGTTCAACGTGTGGGCGGCATAGTCGTCGGGCGACTTACCGGACACGTTCACGTTATCAGCGATGGAGTGAAGACCTCGTACGACTTCAGACTTTCCGTTGATAAGTAGGTGATAATGCTCTTTGTCGAGCGAAGAAGCGATATAACTGCCGCCTGTCCAGTGGCCAATGACGCGGGCCATGGTAACGCTTGGGAGCCATTCCGGGCGCAGTAGCCGACCTGCTACAGGTCGAGGCGGTGCCGCCACAGGGGGCTGGAATGCAGTACGATACGGCTTGAGGTCATCAAGCGCCTTGTTAAGCGCTTCGATAGTTTCGGCACCAAAATCGCCGTCCGCGCCGAAGCGAGGTAGAGAGTAGCCCAATTCGATAAGACGTTTCTGAATGTCTACAACGGTCATTGGGCTACTCCTTGTTTAGGCCACTTTGCGGGCGGCGCGAGCGTCAGGTGATAGTAAACGTAAAGGCCGTAAGGCGATTGTCCGGGATGGAGAACGGGTTGGATTCCAGAATGGTAACTTCGTAGTCACCCGGATCGAGAACGCCGCCAAACAATACTTCGACGGTGATGTCGTCCCCGTCGATGGTGGTTTGGAGGTAAAAGTACTCGCCACCTTTGATGACTTTGAGGGTGGAGTTTGTCCCCAAAACATCCTCGATAGTAGTGAAAACTTCACCCACGGCTCCAGCAGAGCCGCTGTCGCCCCCCGAAGTGAGTTCTTTCAAAGACGGGTCTGGACCTTCGTCCTCGTACCTGTCCATATATTCAGCTGCGAATGTCGGCATTTTGATCCCCTTTTTAAACGTGAGGGGCCGAGAAAATATTTCCCCGACCCCTCGTCGTGCCCTCGGGAGGAGGTCCTTAGGCGCCGATTACGGCACCCTGCTTGACGCCGTTGAACATGATGTGCGCCATAGGGTTGCGCATTTCGACGCCCCATTCCGCCAGGATCATGCGGGTTTCGGCGTCACCGATCTTGGCGAGCGGAATCTGACGGAAGTTGCGGAAGAAGGCAACAGCCAGATAGGCCGGATCGACGAGAAGAGCGGCATCAGCCGGGAGCCAACGCGAAGGGATGACCTTGATGCGGCCGAAGTCCGTCGCGATGATGTCGACGGTAGCAACAACTTCGGTACGACCGACCTGAACCTGAGTCGAATCACGGCCCTTGAAGGTCGAAACCGTACGCTTGATGGCGGTCGGAACGATCAAAAGGGACGGCGAAGCGCCGTTGTCGAAAGCGGCCTGCATGGCATCGCCGACCATCACTTCGGAGAACGCCAACTGGTCACCGACGATGGGAGCAGCAAAAGCGCCGGTGGCGGTCAGAGGAAGACCGGTCTTGACGCCGACGACGGCGTTGCCCTGCACGTTGTTGCGATCGCGGCCACGAGCAATGAAGTGCAGGATCGATTCGGTCTTGCGGGCGGTGGCATCGTCGCCATCGTTGCGAGCCTGACGGCTGCACATGATGACTTCCATGTCCGACTTGAGGACCTTGGACTTGAGCGCCATCTGGTGGGCCATTTCCGAACCCTTGCCGGCGGCTTCCGAGGCTTCCTGCGAGCCAGAAACGGTGGCGTCGCGCTTCGAAATCTGGGTCACGTTCGACAGACGGATGGTCGGCTGCGAAGCGGTGCGTTCCAGTTCAAAGCCTTCAACCTGTGCGTTGTTGGCATCGACAGTCGGCAGGTTCTCGGTCTGCCAGTCGAACTGGCGAGCCTTGGCGTTACGGCGGCGAGCAGCCGACATGACAGGGGTATCGAACGGGTCGATGTTGTAGATCGCGTTGGACAGGTCTTCCCGGTTGCCCTGCGCGTTGTAGGTGGTGTAAGCCTGTGAAACCTTGGCCACGGTTATTTCCTTCTGGTTTTCTGGTTGATCAACGAAAGCATGACGCCAGCCGCGTCATCTACCGATCCCGTGCGGGAAAGGCTGTTCATTGCCGTACTTACCTTGGGTGCGGTGCTCTTGCTTCCCGCTCCGGGCTTGATAGGCTTGCCACCGCGACGGACAGGCTTCGGCTTGTTGTCCTGAAGTCTGTCGTATTTCGCGGCCTTGAGAAGGACAGTGATCATTCGATGGTCGTAGACCTCTAGGACCTCTTCCTTGCTGAAACCGGCCTTGAGGCCAGTTTTCATCATCGAGGACAAGTCGCGCTCCATAACCTTCGTGTCTTTCCACGTCGGGTTGTTCTGGAGAATTTTCACGTTGTTCTCGGCGATAAATTCCTTGAGAGCTTTCTCGTCTTGCTCTTTCTGCTCCTGCGTAACCTTCTGCTTCTCGGACTCCAGAGCAGCGCGGGTACGCTTGATTTCAGCGTACTTCTGCTCAAGTGCGCGAGCGGCCTTGGGGTCCGCTTCGTATTCCTTGTCCCAATCCGGCTCCGGTGGGATCAGCTTGTCGAGGTGGGCTTCCATCTGCTCGATCAAGTTGGTGTATTTCTGGCGCTGATTGATGACTTCGACGGCCTCGGTCTTGAGGACGCCCTGCATCTCGTTCAGCTTGCTCAGGCGGCGATGGAAGGTTTCGCCACGGATATAGCCGTCAAGCGCTTCGCGCAGACTGACTTCGACCCGTTCGCCGTCGACAGTGACTTCGTAAACGTCGCTATCGTCTTCCTCTTCTTCCTCGTCGTCCTTCTTGTCCTCGCCGTCAGCGTCTTCGTCGGCATCGGGATCAGCATCTTCGCCGTCCTGATCGTCGTCCGCGACCTGCTTGAACAGAGTTTCTGGCTCGTCATCCTCATCATCCTCGACCTCAACGGCCTTGGTGCGGACCTTTGGATTCGGAATGTCGTCGCCGCCACCCTTGGCAGGGCTTTCTTCGTCAACTTCGAGGTCACCGAGGTTGTTGAACAACATTTCAGTCGGCTGGCCGGACGACGCCGGAGCCTTTTCACTCGGGGCAGTGTTGCCGAGTGCGCTATCGAAGGCCATTGCGGCTTGTTCGAGGCTGTCAGACATTACTTGATCCTTCTTCGCGCTGCTACGAGCTTCTCATTGACGATGGATTGAAGCCTCGCTTCCACCCCCGCTAGCACCTTCATACTAGCATGCGCCGTGGCCGCTGTCAATCCCCCTACCTCGGCATTCAGTAGTTCCTGAATGCACTCCTCACGGTATTGTTGGAACACAAACTTAACGGCTGACGAGTTGAGTGCGGCCTGAGCATCCGCAATCAACTCTTCCTTTTCCATCGCGCTCAGGTCTTCGAATTTCTTCAAGGCTGGTTCCTTTCATCGATGACTGCAGAGGCATCGTCGATCAGTTCGGCCCCCAAGGGATACTCGGCCATGGAAGTGACGAGCTTCACGAGGGTGTCGAGGCCAAGCTTGTCGCGCCTGAAATCGTCGTCCGCCGCCATCTTCTCCCGATCGACGCGATGCTTGTCGATGGCGATAGCGGTAGTTGCCTTGACGCGTTCGACCTCGGCGGTGGCGATCTTCTCCTCCGGGGTAGGCTCCTTCGGTCCGCTGATCTGAGCCATAACTTCTTCGGTGATTTCGTTGAAGTAACGGGACGAATTGCGGATGTTGACAAGGGCCAACTGGTCCTTGATCGTGTTCAGATACTGGGACGGGGTTACGAATGGGTTGTTGAGGCCCATCTGCTCGATGATCATCATCTGCGTCTGCTGGATGGTCTGCAGCGTCATCATCTTGGAAATGTCGTTACCGCGACCAAGGCTCGGGTTGACCTTCACCATCAGGTCCGGATCGTAAATCGACTGGTCGTACTCGACCCACTTCTTCTCTCGCTTGAGGCTGCGCTTACGGTTCGGGGCGCGGACGATTTCGCGGAGCAAGCCGCGCATGAGGTCCTTGAAGCCCGTCTCAGCAAGAATGCGAGCAATCAGTTCGATGCGTTCCTGAGCACCCGTGACGATGGCCTCGATACCCATGAGGTTGGTCGACTGCAGGGCTTTCGGGTCAACACCCTTCGACGCTTCGGAGATACCGGTACGGCTCTGGCGCGTCATGTTCATGCGGTCGATCATTTCAAAGACGTCGCGACCGATGAAGCTTGGGCGGATTTCCTTGATGATGCCGGAAGGATCGCCCTTCATGCGAAGGACACGACCGACGCCGGGAGCGAGAATGTCGTTCATGCTCGCCATGTTTTCGTTGACGGCGATGTCTGGGAACATGGACCCCGAAAGGCTGTCCAGTGCGCCTCGCATCAACGCGGTATTGATCTCCTGAATGTCCTTGATGAGGTCGGCCAGCGCGTCCCCGATGACTGTATGGGGGCGCGGGTCACCGCAGAACACAGCGAGGTTGATGTCGTCAACGATTTCGTCTTCGAGGATATCCCAGTTCGAGCCGATCGTGCGGATGCGGCGAAGCTCGTCGATGCCGTCTCCGTCCTTGTCGATGCGGATAAAATAGTCCCCGAACTCAACGAGTTGATCGTCGATGATCGAAAAGTCGATGGAGGGGTTGCGGATGCTGCGCTCGGGGCTGTAATGATCGTAGTTGCCCGTGTACTGATGGACCAACTCCTTCGGATACCCCAGTTCGACGACGTCCGAAGCCGACACCAACTCGGCTACCCCGACGAGAGGTGCCGTGTGGATGGTGCGAGCGCGGCGGGAAATGCGGAAGTTTTCCGGGGGAACCGTAACGACCTCTCGGGAAGGTACAGACTTGGTGAAGCCGATCACGACGCGGTCGATGAAGCCATCCGCATCCGGCTTGCCCATTTCCTTGACCTCGGCATTCTGGTTGCCGATATCATTGGCCTCTTCCAGAATCATCGCGACCTGCTCTTCGCGAATCTTGAGGAATTCCTTTTCCGTGTACTTTTTGTTGTCGTGGGTCTGCCAACGCACGACGCCGATTTTCTCGGTCAGAGCATCCTTGAGCAGGGTGTGGATGATCAAGAAGCCGGGATTCTCTTCCCAGAAGGTGTAGAGGACATCGTGGGTGGCCTGTTCCGTCATTTCTTCGGCCTCAGCAGAGGTCGCCACGAAGTCGGCGATGTTCTCCGACGACGTGAAGATGCGGATCAAGGAGGGCATGATTGCCATGACGGTATCGCGAACGTCCGTCGAAACCACAGTGGCCCGGTTGGCCTCATCACGGAACTCGGCAGTATCGTCGTAACTGTCGTACTGGCCGTTGATAGCCTCATCGGGGTCACGGGACAATGCCGGGAGCAGCCCGTAATACATCTTGAGGTTCTCTTCACGCTCCGGGGACAGGTCCGAGTCGTTGAAGTCAGCGGCATCGCTGATCAAAGCCTTGATGCGGGCTTCGTAGTTGTCGATTTCCGCATATTCGTCTGCGCTCATGTCCGACTTCTCGGATGGCAGATTGGAGAAGATGGATTCCATTGTGTGATCCCTTAGAGTCTACGGCGCAAGCCGCGTCGCATCGACAAAACGTTTCTACCACGGACATTGCCGTAACTAGAAATGAGGTGGAGGCCCATTGCTCCGGTGCGGTAAGAGTCCGCTCCGTGGGAGGCCCAGTTGTGAACCGGCTTACCAGCCTTGCTACGGTGATAGTTCTTCATCGCCGAAAGACCAGCGGCACACTCATCCTTGTCAAAATAAGAGATGCGAAGCAAGCCGCGCACGGCCTCGATTCCATCCTCGACACGGTGTAGAGGCGCTACCTGTGGTACGTCACCAGTGAGGGTAGTGAACACCTCAAAGCGCGACTTCCCTGTGCCCAATTCGCGGGCTTTAACGTCGTGCGGCGTGATTAGATCACCCATAACGGCGTACTTCATCGACAGGATGTCTGCCCAGATATCGGGGAGGCCCTTGCCGACGTATTCCTTGTATCGGATGAAGTGGAGAGCCTGACCCACGATCTGGAAGAACCAGACCGCCGTCGCATCGTCGATGCCAAGGTCCCACATCGTGTGGACGGGTAATTGGGGCTGGTACGGAACGACCGTGATCTGCGGGACGCGATTGGTCCCGTACGGCATTGCCGTGGTGGTTCCAAGCCCCTCCATTTCGTTGAGGATATCGCCGTAATAGCTTCCTTCAACCGGCGCGTCGAAAGAGCACAGCATTTCTCGTGCGTACTCCTCCGGCGACATATCGGCAGTCATTTCGATGACTTCGTCGGGGTGAAGCGCGTCGGTTTCCGTTACCGGGATGCTGAAGATGTCCCAAGCGGGATTGTTGATGTTCTTGTTCCTAAGCTCAGCAAAATGGTCATCACCGTTAGAAGTACCGGAAATGATTGCCCAGCCACGATAGTCAGCAAGACAAGGTCGAACGACAGTAGAGAAAACGGCAGGATTAAGGAGCGTGAACTCATCCAGCATGATGCCGTCAAAATAGAGGCCACGCATACGCTCATAAGCAGCTGCACCGCCATAGAGCCGAATAGTAGCGCCATTAGGAAGAATACACATGAGGTCACCCTCACGAAACTCCACACCCGGTATCGCACCGGCAAAGTGCTTGAGGTAACCCCAAATGAGGTCCTTGGTCTGGTCGAAGGATGGTCCGACATAAGCATACCTCGGTGGTGGGTCTTGGCGGGTATTCTCAAGCGCCTTCTTGATCATTTCGTTGATCGCGGCGACCGATTTCCCGGCTCGACGATGGGCGACAACAAATTTCCAGCGCTTCGTCGAAGTGTGGAGCGCGATGAAGTGTTTCCGGGGCCGATAAGGGATTACGACTTTCTTCGGCTCGTCGACGGTATTCTCTTCTGCGTACCTCGGAGCCTCACTCATGGTCGATCACTCGCTCTTGGGGCTGGAATACTGTGCCATCTTGCCAGCCCACGATGACCGTGCCACCTTGGGAATTGTTCACCTGCACCTTGGTGCCGCCGGAACCCCATCCCCGGTCCTTGCCGATACCCTGCAGGACGAAGCGGGTCATGGCGTCTTTTCGGCCCTTATCCTCGTTGTCGGTCAGGGCTTCGTAGACGTTGTCCTCCGCGATATCCTTGAGTTGCTCTTTGGCTTCTTCAAGCTGCGCCGAAAGGTAGGGGGACTTCCGGACAAATGCGCGAAGCCTTGCGGAGGTGACCTTGAGAATGTCGGCAGCGGTTGTGACGTTGCCATTGCCGCGCCAGATCGCAGTCCTGCATTCCTCGATATCCAGCGGCAGGTAGTCAGGCCGGGTGTCGTAAGGCATGGTGGGCAGGGGAATGAGGTCACGGGGCAATTGAGCGTTCATGATTTTCCGCATACGAAGAGGCCGGTGAGTGGAAGTGTACCACGCCACCGGCCCGAAGTCAAGTAGTACTGGAACGTATCAGCCGCGTTTCACGAGGGCGCGCAAGTCGCCGAGCGTGAGAACAACGCCGCCAGCACCCCAAACGACGTGTTCATCGGGGGTGTCCTTGGGAACGATCGACGTGATGCGGACGATCTTGTTCCACGCAGTCTTGCCGGCCTTCATATAGTCCGGGTCGTCGTCGCCGATCTTCACCGATCCGTCGGCATTCATGCGACCGTCATCTTCGGCCTCGCCATCCAGAATCGATTCCAGCTTGGCTTCTTCTTCGCGGGAAATTTCCGGAGCCGGGTCCTCGGTAGTGTTGTCCGACACTTCGTTCTTCGGCTTTTCGTCGCCTTCCGGCGTCTTGACGGCAGTGCCGCTCGGAGTCAGGGTCTTGGTGGACTGCGGACCCGGAGCCGCGTTGTTCGGAGCGTTGTTGGACTTGTCGCTCGATGCGGCGGTGACGGGCGAACCCTTCACTTCGTTGCCGGGGGTGGCCGTCGTTACCGGGGAACCGGTCGGCTTGGCCTCGTTGGTTGTCTTGTCGTTCATTGGAGTCTCCTTGGTTGCATGCGTGAGAAGTATAGCACGTACGCGTGGGGGTGTCAACTACCCCAGCGTTCCGCCGCCTGTTCTTCTCCAACGAGTTCGATGCGCTCCGAAAGGACGTCACGCATTACGTACGCCTCCAACGGCCACATCTTCCGCAGGGCATCCTCGTAGGCAAATTCCCGGCCGCGCTCTTCGTTGTAGTTTTCCGGGTCGGCAGGGGCGGACATTCCCTGCAGAGCATAGCCGTTTTTCAGAAGCACGACCGCAATGGTCATGTGGGGGATAGTCTGCGGGTGCAGGTATTCGACGCTCTCGACCTGACGCTTCATCGCTTCCAGGCTTACGCGCCACGGGGTCTTGGCGACCTGAGCGGCGCTTGCGTCGGACTTGTCGAGGGAGGGGGTTGCAGTTTCCATGATCGGTACTACCTTTTTGACCAGACGCCACGCGTCGGGCTGTTTGAAGATGGTGATCTTGCCTTGGTCCTCCAGCATTTTCGCTGTGGTGTTGAACTTGGCGATATCATCGAGGGTGTCGCGGTTGGTAGGTTTGAAAGTCCTTTCGCTCTGATTCCTGTCGGCCATGAAGTTTGCTAACCTTACGCTTAGCAAGGCGATATGTTCCATTTTCCGTCCTCGTCATTGAGTGCGCATACAGATCACGCCGGAAATTGTCCTTCATGATCTGCAGGTATTCATAGTCCGATATATCCCGGAGCCAGTCCGCCTTGTGAGCACGATAGTCCGCGAGAATTGCTATCGTGTCATATTCGAAAGCAGCGTGTGCAATCTCGTCACGAATGATCTTCGGCAAGGCATCGAAAGCGCGCCACACCTCTTGCAATTCCAACGTGATCTTGAGCGGACTGGCCTCGGAATTGTGGGTCATTGGGCCATGCAGCTGAGCATTCCGTGGACGACCGACCGGAAGATGTGGTCCTTGACCTGCTGCTCGATGGGCAATTCCTTGAAGGGAACGAAGCAGGGGTGACGCTTGTTGTCTGGGTCCTTGACGGGACCATAAGACCAGCCATCAGCGGCCTTTGCGTCATACCAGCTTTGGTGCGAGGCCGAAGCGTCTGCGTCGGGGTGTTTCATGTGGAATACGACGCCTTGACGAGCCGACGTTTTCTGCCATTCGGGGGCGTCTTTCCAGAGGGGCTGCGAGAAATCGCCGATGGTCTTGCAATATGCCCGATTCGCTTCGTGGCACGTTGATGCGATGACCTCGACTTTCAATGCTAATTCTTCGTCCATAATACTGCGCCTTCCTTTGTGCGAGTTGACTAGGTAGCATATCATACGCGTGGGCGGGTGTCAAGGTAGTGTGGTAACGTGGAATCGGAGGGGCACTGGGGTACTACATTGTCGATACGACGCGCGGCGAAACGGGTCCCCTTCACAGTCTAGGCCGCACCCATAGTCATGGGGGGTATCGAAGCCGACGCGCCCCGGAGGCGGCACAACCCGGCCGCGAGGCGGCGGCGCGGCCACAACCCGAGGGGAGGACACAACCCAGACGCGCAGAGACGGGGCGAGGACAACCGACCGAGGCGACACAACCGGGGCGAGCAAGGCGGGCAGAGCGCAACCGGGACGCGAGACACGCGACGCGAGCAGAGAGGCGAGGCCACAACCCCGGCGCGAGACACGGGGGACGAGCAGCGGCGCAGCGCCACAACCCCGAGGCGAGCGGCGGCGGGGCGCGAGGCCACAACCCCGGCGCGAGAGCGCGGCGCGCACGATACAACCCCCGATACATTGCGGCCCCCGCCGCGCCGTGGTATTCTTGTCTCTGGGGCGGCGCTCGCCCCGCCCGCGCCGGGGGCGCGGGGCACAACCGACAGGAGCAACGACAATGCAGGACCACCACGACGAGCAGGCCCGCCGCGCAGCGGCAGCAGAAGCCACGGCAGCAGCGACCGCCGCCAGCGAACGCGCAGAGGCCGCAGACGAAAACGGCGGCGACACGACAGCCGAGCACGAGGCAGCGGCAGACGCGCACGAAGCAGCGGCAGACGCGCAGCGCGAGGCCGGAAACGACGAGGCGGCAGACGAGCACGAGCGGGCAGCGGCAGCGCACCGCGACGCCGACGGCAGCGACGGCGAAGCCGAGGCGGAAGCCCACGAAGCCCGGAAGGCCGCGCAAGCGGCCGCCAACCGGCCCTAACAGCGGCGAAGCCAGCCCCGACGCCGAAAGGCGGGCGGGGCAAACCGCGCCCAAGCGAACCCCAACCGGGGCGGCGAACCCACGCGCAAGCGAGGGCCAACAGGGCGGCGAACCGGCACAACCGAACCCCAACGAGGCGAAGCCCGGCGCAACCGGGACGCGCAGACACGACGAGCGCAAAGGAAGCGCTTCGCAGCGTCGTAGCCCACAGAACGCGCCGTGCATGAACCTCGACAGAACGTCACACGTGAAACACAAGGACAGAACGCAATGAACGCCAAGATCGAAGCCACAGAGAAGCGCCTCCACGACGAAGCAGCGAAGCTCGGCTGGAACGGAACCTTCGTCGTATCCGAACAGAAGGACGGGCGCTGGATGGTACAGTACTGCAGCGACAGAACGCGCCTCGTCACGAACAAGCAGCCGACGATCGAAGCGGCTCTGGAGCGCAGCCTCCTCTGGATGATGAACTGAAGCCCCACAGAACGCCACACGTGAAACACAAGGACAGAACGCAATGGCCAAGACCCTCCACCTCACGAACGAACAGCATGAAGCCCTTCTCGCAGTCATCGGCGCGTTCAGCGAGCGCGTCGCACCCGAGGACCAATGCGAAGACCTAGAAGCGAAGCTGCCCGGAAGGTCGGTGGAAGAGCTTCATCGCATCTGGTGCGAAGCCGCGATGGCTGTCGTCGCAGCGAAGAACGTCGACGACTGAGCCCCACGGAAGCGACGACACGAAGCGGCTCTGCCAGAACGGTGGAGGCGCTTCGTTGTGTCCGTGCGTCGGAGGAGCGTAGGCGCAGCGGGGCGAAGGGAACACGAAAAGGCGGTGCGTGGAGGCGGCGATACGGCGAAAAGCAGGGGCGGTGCACCCGTGGCCCGGTGCCACCCATGCGACCTGTTACCACCGTGTCCCAGTCGTTCGGCTGCGGCCCCCTACACGGGGACCACTACTGACCATCGAAAGTAACCCCCTAAAAACCCCGCGTAGCTCCCTCCCCCGAACGACTGGGGTACGGTGGTAATAAGTCGTATGGGTGGCACCGGGCCACGCCTCATCGTATCGCCGCCTCTACACCACAACGCCCTCCTGTCTCCTTGCAAGCGCCGTGCCAACTCTGCCCCACGAGCCATGCGTTCCGTGCACATCAAACCTGCGTCCGACGCAACACCAAAGCCATTGACACCGCCTCTCCGCCGTGGTACAATGCAAACAGATCGGAGGGCACGACGCCACCGACGCAACGCCAGACGGAGGACAGACCAATGGCCCGCATCACCACCCGCGCAATCGTCGAAGCAGTACTCGCAGCATACCCCATGATCACGGACCTCACCCTCGAGCAGGAAGACGGCGTCTACGTCTTCTCCGCAGAGCAGGGTGAAGAGACGGTCGAAGCCACGAAGCTTTCGGACCTGACGATCGAGCAGTGGGTTGCCGCCGCAGCCTCGCTCGCAATCGACCTCGACGACGAAGAGGACCTGCCGAACAGCGTCGTCGCCTCCACGTACAAAGCCAAGTACAAGGAACGCGCCGCCACCATGCGGAAGCCGAAGGACGTCTCCGTCAAGGCTCTGGCCCGCTCGACCTCGGACTGGCTCGCCATCGAACTGGCCCGCCGCACTCTGGACGAGAAGACCAAGCTGATCGTGCCCGCTTTCGAGGCCATCCTCGACGCGAACGGCGTCAAGCACAGCCACTGGAACCGCACCACGAAGGGCTGGCAGGGCCGTCTGCGGATGACTGGCCGTCTGGCTCTGCAGCGCGTCGTCGCAGAAGCGGGCGAACTGGCCCTGCCCGACGCATCCACGATCCCGGCCCCGAAGAGCTGGATCGCGAAACACCAGCACTGAGACACCTCTGGGGGCGCAAGCCCCCACCCCTCTAATCGGAACACCGGAGAAGCACCATGTACAGCGAAAAGACCTACCAGCAGCAATACCTTCGCGACCGCAAAAAGGCAGCAAAGAACGAGGGCTGCACGAAAACCATCAGCAGCCTCCACAACTTCCGTACGATCGGGTACGTACTCCAGAACGGGCAGTTCGGGACCTCCCGACAGGATAGCGCGTTTATCGCGGCGCTGATCGCGGCCTTCCTCACCGAACCCACGCGCCTGAACGAAGAGTACGAGACGCGCAGAGAACGCGTGAAGCACGCTATTTACTTTCGCCGCCTCCAGACCGCATCGCGCCTTCCCTGAGGAGAAGCACCATGACCACAACAACGACCACCGACTGGACGATGGAGGCAGACCTGAACGCAGGGTACTGCACCATCCGCAAGTACACCACGAAGACTGAATACCGTGGCGACGAAGCCATGCACAAGGGCACAGAACAGACAGGATGGCAACGCATCAGCCTCGACGATCTGCCTGCCTTCATGCGGGAACGGAAGATCGAACGCTTCTCGAACGACGAGGACATGCGCCTGATCTGCGACATGCCCGTTGAGGACTGATTCGAAGCCCACTTGACACGGTGTCCCCGCTATGGTACAGTGGGGCATCGACACACCAACGCCACTGAGAGGACAGAACCAATGGCACACGAAGTCTCCGAGAAGATCATCGAGCGCATAAAAAAGCTGCTCGCCCTCGCCAACAACAACCCGAACGAAGCCGAGGCACAGTCTGCCGCCGCCAAGGCGCAGGAAATGCTGGAGCAACACAATCTGGACGTCGCCGCGATCGGCCACACGGCGCAAGGACGCCCGCGCAAGGACCAAAAGCAGAAAGGCGGTCTGTACGGTTGGCAGCGCAAGCTCTGGGAGAACGTGGCCAAGCTGAACTTCTGCCACTATTGGTCGATCAAGGGGCTGGCTCGCGGCCCCACGTACGAACACCGCATCGTCGGTTCCCACGCCAACGTGGTCAGTACCGAACTGATGGCCGAGTACCTGCAGGGCGCAATCGAGAAGATGGCGCAGACATGGGCGAAAGAGCAGGGCTACAAGTCGGTCTTCGTACGGGAGGCGATCGCCTATCGCGAAGGACTGGCAGAACGTATCGCCCTCCGCCTTTCGCAGCTGCGCGAACAGCGCATCGCCGAGGCCAAGCAGAAGGCCGCTGAGGAAGCCGCCCGCGCACAACACCCCGCATATGCCTCGTCGGGCACCGCCCTCACGATCGTGGACATCATGGAGGACGAAGACGCCCTCAACAACGACTACGTCAACGGCTGGGAACCGGGCACCACGGCGGCAAGACGCGCAGCGCAAAAAGCCCGCGAGGCGGCATGGTACGCTGAACAGGCCGAAAAGCAGCGCATCCACGAGGAAAAGCTACAGAACGACCCCGCGTACAAGGCCGAGTTCGAGGAAAAACAGGCGCGTATCAAGGAAGAGAACGAGAAGTGGTACGAATCCTACCTCAAGAAGCAAGCTCGCCGCGAAGCACGTGGTTCCGGTCGCGAGCGGTCACGCGCCCTCACCCCGGAAGAGCAGCGCGCCCAAATGCGCGAATTCCGCGAGGGCTACAACGACGGTGCGAAGATCGGCCTTGACACGCAGGTCGACGCAGCCAAGAAGGGGGCGATCCGATGATGGACGGCATGACTCTCTCAGAGCGCATCGCCTACTACATCACCCTGATGCGGATCGCCGTGGAGCAGGACTGCACCGATCCCGTGGGGTACGCGAACACCGTTTACGCCGTCGCGGCCATCAAGCCCGAATGGTGCTACCACTGGAGGATGAAGCAGCATGACTGAGAAGAAAGGCCCCGGTCGCAACAGCCCCGCAGCCAAGCACTGCGCAGAAGTGATCCTAGCCAACCCCGGTTTCCATGCCGGGGAGGTGCTGGCCATCGTCCATCGCACGTACCCTGAATATCAGCTGCAAGCAGTGCGCAAGGTCTACGAACGTCGTGGCATACCCTTGCCGCCCACCCCGTTCAATTGGGAGAAAGACTACTACGCTTCGCAGGAATGGACCCGCTCTGCACCCGAAAAGCCGAAGCCCGCGCAACGAAGCGGGCTGACTGGCGCAGTTTACGGCTACCATGGCCGATCCCGCATGCTGTCATCTTACACGGAGCTTTGATATGGAAGACCTGCGTTTCCCCCAACACCCGGCGGATCACCCGCTCAACTCCCTGCCCGACACGGTCTTCGTGGGCAACAAGTTCGTGGCGAAGCTGAACCGCGACGAAAGGTGCGCCATCCTTGCGCTTCGCATCAGCGGCGTCTCCGTACCCCAACTGGCTGCTACTTTCGATGTCAACCGTCGTACGATCAACAAGATCGTTGATTCGGGGTCCAGCAAGTACCACGACGTTCGTGAAGAACTGGCCCGCCTCGGAAACGCGGATTTCATCGCGACTTATGTGACCGAGGCCATCGCTGCCCGAGTGCGGGAAAGCGTAGTCAAGCCCGAGGTCGGCGAAAAGCGCTTCAAGGAATATGACGAATCCGCATCTTCTCGTGCCAACCACCCGAACAAGCGGGCCAGCACCAACTCAGGCATCAACAATGTGAAGCTTCCTCACCACGACTATTCGCACCGTATCGAGGTGGCGTGGCTGGAGGCCAACACTGCCGAGGACGACAACGGGCCATTCGAGCACCCGGCTGGATGGTACTGGCGCGACATGGACTCCGACACCCCGGAGCGCTGGCAAGGTGACCCGGAAGCCGAGTCGCACCTGACGTCGTCTCGTGCGCTCAACCACGCGAAAGCCCATTGCTGACAGCGTCGCAATGTGGTACAATGGGACATCAATCAGGAGGTAGACCAATGCAGCCCAGAGAACCAGTAACGCCCGAGGAATACACCCGCATCACGGGCAAGCCCTACAACTTCATGTCGAAGTTCAACATGCGGATCAAGGAACCGGTGAAGTGGTACGACCGCAACATCGCCTTCGGCGTGACTTTCCGTGAAATCATCGAGTGTGCGTCGCTCACCATCTTCGTCTGCGGCGCCATCGCTTTCTTGCAGGTGGTCGTATGAAAAACACGGTAAACGTAGTACAACAGCTGGACACGCCGATCGAAGTTGCCCGGAGTCAGGCATTCGCCGCAGTCAGTTTCCGTTTCACCGACCAACACAACCGCGAGGCAACGGTGACCCTCGACATGGAGTCGGCCATCACCGTGCTGGCTTTCATGGATAATGGCCCCGAGGCTATCGGGGAAATTCAGGCCGCGAAGCGCCCATGGTGGTGGATGAGGCCACGATGATCGACGAGTACATCAAATCCTTCGACCACGTGCGCGGCGTCTGGGCCAAGAAGCAGGAGGCAGCGACTTTCGCTGATTTCCTCGCGCCCGAGTTGGATATAAACCGAAAAGGCGTGGTGGTCGAGCCTGATGGTCGCACCTACCGCGTACGCATTCCGCTGCTGTCGTGCTACTGGCACCCTGTCGACGCGGGCGACTGGCAGCGGGGGCTGAACCACCTCAAGAAGGTAAAGAAATCATGCATGACGGAAATCTGATCGTCGCCCCGATGATTAAGGAAACCACGCAGGGGTGGGAATCCCACCTTTTGCTCAAGACCGGCGACAGCACCGAGCGATACCAGCTGTTTGCTAAGGTGTACGGCGAAACCCGCGCCATCGCTTCGATGCGGGCTGAGCTTCTCGCTCGTGGGTTCAACAGACAAGGACCCGCCCCGATCGTAAGCGATATTGACAACCCACCGGCAGCGTGATAGGATCGAACTGCCACCAACACAGGAGACAGGCATGAAGTACGACAAGCACACCTGCAACGAGCTTTGCGGCTGCGGTACTCAGGACGACGCGCAGCGCATCGCGCTCGACCTCGTATCCCGCGCAATCCACGCGTACCCCAACCAGAAGGGCAACGTCAACTGCGCCGTGATGCTGCAAGCAGTGTCCAACCACTTCGAGGCGCTCGTCAAGGACCTCTTCCTCGGCAGATCGGCGCTACTGCTCAAGGACGAGCCTGAATTGGCGCTGGCTTGCCAGCTGACCGGTGCAAAGCCCCGCGACCTCGCTATGGACGTCGCACTCGACGAGTGGGACGAAACCGTAAAGCAGTTCCACCGACGCTTCCTCGCCTACTACTACGACAATCCGGAAGCTGCCAAGCGTCGCGGCAGCTTCGTTTGTGAAGAATTGGGCAATCAAGAATACGCCGGTCTGTTCCACTCGACACCTCCGAAAGAGACGCTGCGCAACCACGGCGTCACGTTCGAGGGCGACGCCGGGCAAGGCACGTCGAGCAACGAGGCCATGGCGCTTATCCTCGAAGCCTTCAAGCGGGGCGGTGGGCGGAAGCCTAATTGACACGCCAGTTCGGGCGTGGTATACTGAACACAGATGGGGCGAGATTGGCTCGCCCCACAACTCACGGAGAGCAACATGGCCACCAGCATCCACCACTCCACGATCAAAGCCGCCGAAAAGCAGGGCATCGTCCTGTCGGTTGACGGCTCGATCGTTCGCGCATTCATCCCGTCGAAGGCTGTTCTGGCTTACGGCGTGTCAGGTAAGGACGCGATCAAGCAGGTCCTCGCAGCAGTCGAAATCAAGGAATACACCGAAGGCGACATCAAGTTCGTGCCCGTCGAAGGCTCGATCAACGGCCAGCTGGAACACAGCAGCGGCGATCTGAGCAAGCAGACAGCCACGCCTTTCGGCCTCCTCGCAGACCTCAAGGGCAACAAGATCGAGTGGGAGGGCCAGTCCGACGACACGATGCCGACTGTCACCGTCGAGGTGGTCGACAATATCGAGGACACCCTGAGCAAGGACACGCCATTCGAGGAGGACCCCGAGCCGAAGCCGGTGGTCGACGACACCCCGGTGGTCAAGCGCAACGAACACGGCGTGCCTCTGGACGGCGCTATCGCCTACCGTGAGGGCATCACCGCTGCAGACTGCCCATTCAGCAGCGAGGGCGAGGACGACGAAGAATACCAGCGGTTCCTCGACTGGAATGATGAGTGGGACGCTGCTGCTGATAGCGCTGAGGAAGATAACACCGAAGGCGGCGGCTCGGTCGTGAAGTCCAAGTACCGCACCAAGTACAAGGAAGAAGGGCACCCGAACCACTGCGGCGATTGGCTGGCCGAGTTGCTCAACAACTACTGCGTCGGCGAAAAGCACACCGACCTGATCACGTTCGAGAACATCTGCTCGATGAACGGCGTGGACACCAGCAAGTACAAGCGCGAGGGCGTGGGCTGGCAGGGCCGTATCCGAATGACTGGCCGCAACCTGCTCGCCAAGAAGGTGTACCAGAACCGCAAGATCATCGTTCCGGAACCCGATCGCGGCGGTACGATGGAAATCGAGGCCCCCGCCGACTGGCTTTCGGCGCAGCGGTTCTCCAAGCCCGAGGCCAAGTGATGTCTCGCCGTAGCACCAAGAACAGGTGGCCCATGCACAAGGGGCCACCACCAATCAGGGCGGGGGATTGGATTAGCCCCTCCCCGAGCCGCTACAACTACTCGGGCGCTCAGCATCGCTGGCCATCGGGTGAGTGGCGCAAAGTCCACGCCGTCGAAATAGACGAAAACGGCTACTACGTGCTTGTGGTATGGAATCCCGTCAAGGGTGATTTCAGCAGGTACACCCCTTACAACTTCGTGGAACAGGAAAACAGAAAAATGGCCGGATACGAACGCACGAAATACATCGGCGCTAGGGCGACTGAGGATGGTGACATAGCTTACGGTGGTGATCGTGAGTACACCCAATGGCGCAACAGTCAACATGAAGTCCGTGTTGACATCGCCAAGGTTATCGGCGCGGGTGACAAGTGGCTAGTACTCCAGACTGTCTGCCTCATCGAAGGTGAAGAACCCCGCCCGCCGATCCGCGTCACCGAATACCGGTGAGTATCGCGCTCCTACTCCTTGCCGTCGCGGTGGTTCTCGTCGCGACGGTCGTTTCATATAAATTGTGGCGAGGACCCAATGACCGAATTTGACGCGCGAATCACGAAGCGCAATCAGCGCTCCAACGATATCATCAACAAGCTTCTGAAGGATATGAAGCAAAAGGGTCGCCCACGCATCGAGCAGAACATGCTGGACCGGGTAATCCGCCCCTTCGTCCACGTGCTCAACGAGTGCGAAGTCAAGGAGGTCGATCCGGTACAGGCCAACGAGGCGGTGGTGTCCACGATCGTCACTATGTGTTCCGAGTTGATGGTGCGCACCATTCCCCGTGGTAACACCACCATCGTGCACACGGCAACCCAGGACTTCATCACGGATTTCACCACTGCGTTTTTGGGAACCGTGACCGCCAATTTCGGCGTGGCCTTTGAACTGTCGCAGCCCAATCAGCCGCCGCTGGCTGGCACCCCCGGTGGTGGCTGGCCCCCGGCTGGCGGTACGCACTAGGGCGGCGCACGGTACGCGGCGCGGCTACGCGGGGTGGCCGCTACTAGCACCCCGCACCACCACCAGCACACAGGGCGTACACATGAAGTGGCTTATCAAGATGTGGCGTCGCTTTCGAGGCGACGACGGTTACGGCGAAAAAGACTTCTACGACTCACCGAGGTGACGCATGAAAAAGCTTGAAGATTATCGAGTTACTATCCGTTGGGGAACCGACGAAAGTCAGTACGAAGTTGGCTTCCCCGCCTCTAGTATCTTCTGGATCGACATTCCCCATAGGTCTGTCACCCGCGAGGGCAAGATGCATTGGGACACGGAGCGCTACGACAACCCTCGGCTGTTGGAAATCATCAACCACCCCGGCACTTCTCCTGACGTCGATGCCCAGTTCATTGCTTCTGCGTCGGCGATAATGATCAAGGGTGCTATGGGCGGCGAGGTTACCCTTTACAACCTCGATAACGCAATCCGCGTTTCTTGTACGTTCCCTAGGGATTGACTCCGCCGCCCCGGCGTGGTATACTTTAGACTGCCCCCGTGAGACAGCTGGTGGGAACAAGGTCCGGCCAGACCCCCACCAGCGCTCTTCGGGACTAACATGGGGTGATCAATGTACGACACTGTTAAGGGCGGATTCGATATCCGCGACGACGACGCTGCACTTCTCAATAGGCAGCGCGCAATTACAAAGCATGTAAACGACCGGTTCATTCAGGTCGGGGCCGTCTTCCTCAAGATGAGCGGCAAGATGCCCATCGCGGACGACTGGCACAAGTCGAACCACCGCGACACCAATCTGCAGGACTGGATCGACAACCCCGAGTTCAAGTTTCACAACACCGGCTTCAACCTGCAACAGGGCTGGACCGATATCGACATTGACGTCGATGACCCCGAGTACAACAAGTGCCTCATCGCTGCGTTGGACCACCTAGGCGTTGACACGCGGTTCCGCTTCGGTCGACTTTCGGTGGGCTACCCAACGCACGTTCTCGTGCAACTTGGTGAGGAAGAGAGCGCTAATTTCGAGACGCTCAAGAAGTTCGAACCCAAGGAGTTCCGAATCAACGGCAAGCGCTACAAGACGCAGCTGCGCTCCTACTCCACCAACATTTCCAAAGACAACGTGGCGAAGACCGCTCAGCAGACCGTTATGCCGGGGTCAATCTACAGCCACAAGTCGAAAGCGAACGAGTATGACATTTCCGTCTGGTATACGCCGAAAGGGATCGCTTCAGAAGTTACGCAGATCGCTGCGACTACGCCCCGTCGCGTCAATTTCAATACGCTCGTACGGGCCATCACCTTCGCAACCTTTCTTTACATCATCAAAGACCACTGGGTGGAAGGCGAACGCCAGCTTACTGCTACGAAGGTTTGCGGCTGGCTGGCTCGTGTAGTCCGCGACAGTCAGGCCATGAACAATCACGAGGTGATCGCCTCCGACGTGTTCTGCCCCGTTGATGATGACAGCATCGTCGAGTCCATGCTTCATTTCGTCTGCGATTATCAGCAGGACGAAGAGCCGCACATGCGCATTCGTACCTACTACGACGCGCTGGCCAAGCTGGAGCGCAACCCCGACGCGAAGATTCCCGGCTGGCCCGCGATGGAAACGATGTTTGGTATGGAGCGCGTCAATGCGCTTCGCGCCGTGTTCACCCCCGGCTCCGACGTCTCCATCCTCAACGTGCTGGCCGAGCGTTACGTGTACGACGAGACGGACAACACCTACATCGACCGCAAGCGTCACCTGCAGGATGGTCCGTTTACCCACATCACGGAAGAGTTGAAGACACGTCACAAGGGTGATATCGTAAAGATCGGCGGCAAACCCCGCGAAGCCTTCGGCGTGTTCGAATCATCCGACATGCGCAAACGCGTGGACAGGCGCGACCTTCACCCCGACCTGATCCCCGGCGCAATCTACCGCATCAACAACTCAGACGAAATCGTCGAGGACGACAACATTGACGAAGACGACGCGGCTGTCATCTTCAACACGTGGCGTGGTTGGCCAATCAAGCCCGCTGAGGAGGTCAACCCGGCCCTCATGCGGGAATGTGAGGAGCGGCTGGACACCCTACTGATGTACCTCACGCAGGACCGCAGGGAGCAGGTGGAATGGCACAAAGACTGGTGGGCGTGGGTATTCCAGCACCCCGGCAAAAAGCAGCAGATCGCCCCCGTCCTCGTCGGCGGTCAGGGTGTCGGCAAATCGTTCTACGGTAACGTCTTTGCCAAGGCGCTGCTCGGTCGTCTGTGGGGGTCGGCTTCCCCGAAGGTCATGGAGGGCGGTTTTTCGGTGGAACCTTTCGTAGACAAGATCATGGTCTTCATCGACGAGGCCAAGTTCAACGGGGATGCGTCGACCGACGAAATCAAGAAGCTGATCCGAAATGTCGACGTTGGTGGCGCCGAAAAATTCGCCCGTGCGCGTAACTACCGCATTTTCAGCCGTCTGATGTTCGCGTCCAACCGGTTTGATATCGGCGTCGGCCAGACTGGCGTCGTGGATCGCGCCCTGTTCTACTCGAAGACTTACGACCACGAGTACAAGGAACTGACGGAAATGCAGTTCCGGGGGTGGGCTGAGACGCTCAAGCCTTGGTTCGATTCCTACTTCACCTTCATGGCGCGACGCGACGTCCGCGAGCACTATGTCCGCTTCTTCATGGATCGCGAGGTCACGAAGGCGCAGGTCGAATCCATCAAGCACAGTTCCTCCAACGATCCGAGCATCATCAACGCCAATATGGCGTGGCCGAGAATGATCGCCAAGCGGATCATCGAAGAGGGCCGCATATACGAGGACCTCTCCATCGAAGTGCCGTTCCTCGAAGCGGACTTCAACAACCGGGTCAACGAACTGGTCAAGGAAATGGGACTGCGTACCGTTCAGGGCAGTCGCGTGATGCGCGAGTTCGAACAGATCGGTATCGTCGACACGGTGACGTCCGGCTTCAAACGCTATCGCAGGTTCCGCTACAAGTTGGGCGACCTCACCAAGCTGTTTAGCGACGCCATCGGGGTGCCACTGAACTCACGTTTCGACTTCGACCCCGAAGCGGATTTTGGTATTAATGACGCCGAAATCGGGGCACGGATCAACTGGAAGGGGAACCGACCGACCAAGTTCTGAATGCAGTTGTGTTCAGACATAGGTTGACAGGGGGCCGTCGCTGTGATACATTAGTGACATCGGGATCAACCGCTAACCCCCGCCCGTCAAACAGGAGATACGACCATGATCAAGACCATCGGACTCGGCGCAGCCCTCGCCAGCCTCATCGCATTTGCCCCCGAAACCGAAGCCGGCTCTGCCGCTGTCGACGCCCCGGCTGCTGATGCCGCCGCCGAAGAAAAGACGACCAAGTCGATCGTTCCGGCTGGCTGGAAGTCCAAGAACGACGACCTCGCCAAGTTCATCGACAACCAGTGCTCCGGCAAGGAAGGCTTCGAGTACCCGGCTTTCTTCTCGATCTGCCGCAAGAACGGCATCGACGAAGCCAAGGTCAAGCACTACGAAGAACTCGTCGCCTCGAAGGCCCACGGTTCGCAGGGCCGCGCCAAGATGACGCTCCGCAACATGCTCGCCACCATCGCCCGCAAGAACGGCAAGCTGGTCGGCCTGAATGACGAAGAAGTCGCGATCGATCTGCCGAAGCCGGCTCTGGGCGGCGCTGCTGCCAAGGCTGCTGAGGCCAAGGCAACCGAAACCGCCGAAGTCCAGGAATCTGTGACCGAAACCGCCACCGAAGCTTCCCCCGAAGTCGACGGCGAAGTCACGGAAGACGCAACGACCGAATAACCTGTCGGGTTCGGTACGTGCGTTGGTCCGCCCCGTTGCGATGGGGCGGACCGTTCTAATTACCAAAATCGTCTACTCACTTGCGGCAGCGTCAACTGCTCAAGAGCGAGGAAAAGGTAAGACCAGTCGTTTGACGGCGACAAAAACACACCGGGTTCATACCCCGAAGATGGCTCCGTGGTCGTGGGTCTGAGGCGTAGGCCAAGTGGTG